GTATTATATTCGTAGGGTTCGTGCTGATAACAAAGACCCTTTGACACAGTTTATGATTCAAGCTGGGTTTGTAGCAGAGCCTTGTGTAATGAAGCCTGAGTCTACTACAGTATTTAGCTTTCCTGTAGCAGTAGCAGAAGGTGGTTTATTACGTGAAGACTTAACAGCAGTACAACATTTGAAATTGTGGTTGCTTTTCCAGCGTCATTACTGTGAACACAAACCATCAGTAACTATCTCTGTATTAGAGAAGGAATGGATGGATGTAGGAGCTTGGACGTTCAAGCACTTTGATGAGGTAACTGGTGTATCATTCCTACCAATGGATGGTGGGACATACAAGCAAGCACCTTATGAAGAGTGTGATGAAGAGGCTTATAACCGATTGAAGTTGCTAGTGCCAGAGACAGTAAACTGGGAGAACTTCAAGGAGTATGACGATAATGTCGAAGGAGCTCAGATGTTGAGCTGTACTGCAGGTGGCTGCGAGATTTAAAGTTTTAATGTGTCAGTAGTGTAAAGGTAGCACCTGAGTATGTGGCACTCATAGATGGAGTTCGATTCTCCACTGACACCCCATTCAATTAAGGAGTAATAGTATGATGATAGAATTAAGTTTTATTACAGGATTTATGGTTGGGTTTGAGTACGTCAACATAGAAGAAGATGATGCTACTCACCTAATATTAGACTTAGGTATTGTAAGGCTGTTGTTTAGCTTTATTAAAGAGGGAGATTTTAATGTGTAGTATGTTACACTAATTCAAAGTGAGGTCCGTCAAAGAAGGATTTAAAGTCACCACCCCAACGGATGTTGATTTGCTGATCTTCAGCAGCCTTCTTCATGGCTCTTGCGATCTCAGGATAGTGTTGTTTTTCCCAAGATACTTTACCATCAACAATAGCAACAAGATCAACAGCATGCCCTGTTAAGTGCTTGGACTTCATAGTTTGACTGAAGCCATCATTAACTAGCTGCTGTTGTCTCTCTGGTGTTCTGAGTCCTTCAGTCACTGCAAAGTCTACAGTAGTCTCATTAATAGCTTGCTCAACTAAACGAACAAGCCTAGCATCTACACCCTTCATTCTGTCTTTAGACCTTTGAGACAATACAAAACTCATTTAGCTACTCCATTCTTAGCATAGAACATAGTACGATCACCAAACAAATAGAAGCCTACAATAGCAGCAAAGTTGTCTACCTCTACAGAGGGAGTGCCATAGGTATGACTCCATGCCCACGCTAGGAGGGCTATAGCGACCACTGTAGGACGTTGCATCCTTACGACAGCTTCTACCCACATGTAAGAAGGATTAGAGCCTCCTGCGCTGTTTAAAGCCTTGAAGGTTTCTAGGTCTAGCTTCTTCATCTCTGTGTACTGCTCAATGGTAGCAGGTTTAAAAGACTCAGGAGCTACAAACTTAGCAATCAAAGACTTACCAAAGTCTACTGCTAAGGGGGCGAATGCTGCTAGTAGTGTTAATGGATCGATGATACTACTCCTTATTGCTGTTCAAAACTACCAAACTGTGGTGCTGGTTGTTGAGGAGCTTCTGCAGGAGGAGGATTAGCGATTACTTTAGCTGCTCCATACATATACCGAGGAAGAACATCTCCAATAATGTTTACAGCTTTTCTCAAGCTAAGCGGATTACTTACCTTAAAATCCATTGTATTTTTAATAGCTTGTAGTTTTTTAAGACCTTCACGATCTGCTAAAAGTTGTTTTAAGGCTTCATCAGTATCAGTACGTAACTGAGCAGTTTTAGCACGAGACACAATTCTAATAACTTTTTGTGTTGTACTAGAGATGCGATCACGTAATGCAGAAGAAACATAAGGAACATCTAAACCAGGAACAAGCTGACCTAATACGTCTAAATTCTTTTGGTCTATTTGAGAAGTTATTTTAGAAACATCTGCTCTTTGTAAAGCATCAGAAAGAACCATAAAGTCTTTAACTTCTTGTTGATATCCTTTTCCAAATATAAGATCCATTTTTGGCTTATTTTTAGGATCTACGATAAAGTCTAGACCGCCTGTTGTGCTGCTTCTTGCTTTGTCAAGAACACTTCCTTGAATATTCTTCATAACAGCTTTAGAAGTTTTCTTATCTAACATAGCTAAGTCTTTAGTTATCTTATTAAGGAATCTTCCATCACCTGAAAAAATACGATTAGCTATGCTTTCATAATCAGGAACAGCGATTCCATCAGAATCTCTTACACTAAGAACAAAGTTATCAGCAATTTGTTTCTCAGCTAATTTAACTTTATCATCAATATCAGCACGAGCTAGTCTTAGGTTAGTATCATCTAACAAGGAAGCACGAAGCCTATCTTCCATTCCAGGCAGTTGATCTAAAACACCAGAGTTCTTTTTATCTTTAATAAAGTTAGCTAAAGCTTTAGCATTAAAACTACCATCAATTTGATTTATAACTTTCTGATGCGCTTGTGCCATCACAGCATTATTAGCAATTGTTAATCCGTCATCTCCAGCAGCTTGTAAGAAAGGACGAAGCTTATCTCCAGAACCTACAATCTGAGGAGCTACCTGATCAGCATACTTCTTAGCGTCAATATCTTTAATACCTTGAGCATTAAAAGGAATACCTACTTTCTCATAGTAAAGTTTGTCTATATCTTTTAAACGCTGATTAAAATCTCCTTTAATCTGTGTACGTGCTGAATCTACAACATTTTCGAGTTCGTTTAAGCGCATTATCATTTTATCGTCCATACGAACAGAACGCTGTACACGATTAATTTCTTCTTTTAATGATATGACATCTGCAAAAGAAGCAGGGTAATATTCTCCGTTTACAGGAGCAAAGTTCTTTGTAATAAGATTGTCTAGAGGTGTCTTACGACCAAAGATGTCTTGCATATTATTAGCAACAACAAAACCATGAATATCAGCAACACCTGTATCAGGAAGAACAGCACCTGCTTTACTAGCTTGCGCTTTCAAAGTATCATATACAGGAGTCATTTCTGCTTTAACTGCTGCTTGTCGTAAATCTAGAAGTTTATTTGCTTGCTCTCCTAAATCGCTTAAGTTCTGTCTAGGAAAACGATCAGCAATTTCTTCTAATTTATTGTCAATTGCAATTCGTTTATTAATCTCAACATTCATCTGTTTTGTCAAAGGAGTAGAAACACCTTTAACAGGAGTATACCGAGTTCCTACAACAGCATCAATAGTGTTGTCTAATGCTTTAGCAATACTTTGAATCTCAGTATTAAACTGTTGTCTTATGCCTTCTCCACCAGAGGATTGAACAAGCCTTGTAACTTGTCCTCTAGCAATAGGACTATCAGACATAGAAACCATTAAAGGAATATCACCTACTCCAATATTTTTTCCGATACGATTAAACTCATTAACAACTTCGTCAATGTTTTTACTAGGCATGCCATTAGCAATTAGCTGTAAAAATCTTTTACCTGCTCCTGCAGTATATCCTTGGCTCAGTGCGTCAGGATCGTTTTTAACCATGCTATATTTATCAGCAACTTGCTTTATTACATTCTTAGTAGCATCAGTAACCATTTCAAGACCAGCAGCAGTCTTAAAACCAAGCCCTGTACCGATAATATTTCCTGAAATGCGACCAGTGCCTGTATCTTGTCCTGTGGCTGCTTTTTCTATTTTAGCTCCTATTTCTCCCCCTGCTTCAGCAGTAGAGCCTAGCGCAAATAAACCAACACCACGAGGAAGAACATCTGCTGTAGTTTTTGCTGCCTCTTTAATTGTTGTTTTTCCAATATCTTTAATAGAAAAATCTTTAGCTACTTGTCCTGCAATAGATTGAACACCTTCTTTAACTGTTTTAGCTGCTCCTGTGCCAAAGTATCCTAAAGGATCTGTAGCCATTCTAACACCTTTACCTATCATTCCTGTAAGAACATCTGGAGCTTGTGTTTCAGGAACAGCACCTGTGTACTGTCCAGCTACTCCTTGTAGCCTCTTCATGTTTTCACTAAATCCAGGTTGTTTTTCGCCTGTTGCTAGTCCTACAAAAGGTTGAACAACAAAAGTATCTAACAGTGCTTCACCAAGAACAGCACTATCTGTAAGACCTAACTTAGCTTGATTAGCAATATACTCATACCTACTTACTTTTTCTTGTTGCGTTGGTTCAACATATCCTTTTTCTAAAGGATCTACAATATTAGAAAGAGTTGAAGAAGATGTTTGTGGAGTGTCTAACGGATCTACTATAGCCATTATTTAGCTTTCTTTACGTACTTAGTGTTATAGTAAGAAGTAAGTTCTTCATTTGATACACCTGGATTAGATATTCTTGCTTTAGTTAGCCAATCATTTAATGGCAATATTTCTTTTGGAGGAGGTTGCCCATATTTTTCAGGTAAAACCGCATCTCTTGTTGCTTGAGAAACATTTCCTTCTGCAAGTACCTTTTCTGCTTTTTTACGTCCTGCTTCATATTGATTTGCTGTAACTACTTCAACTGCTTTTAACGCTCTTAATACATCATCAATTTTTTCTACTGTTGGAGCACCAGTAAAGAACGAATTAACACTATTAATAACGTCATCAGTAAATCCAGAAGAACCTAAAATGTTTCTAAGCTCTACTGCGCTAATTTGACTATCACCAGATAGTTTTACTAAATCTCTTTTTAATAGAGGTAAAGCTGAAGGATTTACTTTAACTTCATTAGCAATAGCAACAAGTGATTGAATATTATCTAATTTAGCTTTAGGTTTTAATGTAAATTTATCTGCAAGATTTTGTGCTTGAGTAAGTGTTGTTAAAGGAACTTCACCAGAAGGAGGAGCTACTGAAGCTGCAGCTACACTTTTCTTTTCAGCTACTCTTCTGTCGTTGTATAGTTTAGCAGCTAGTTGAGGATCTCCTCCAGCGTCTTGTAAAGCTTGAGCATATAATCCTTGATCTACTATCTCCCCTGTCTTAGGTTGCCTTTCTTTCATCTTATTATAGATGTTAGCGTCGTTTAAAGACACTGCTTGATACTGCTTAGCAGCTTGTTGAGCAAACCCTGCTAGTGCATTATTACCAGTAGCTTTAGCACGATCCATCAAAGCCAAAGACAAGCTTTTTAAACCTTCTGCAGAAGTAGTATCAAACTGACCTATTAAAGACTGAGCTTCTTTAGCAGCAGCAATCTGAGGATCTTCAACACCTAGTAACCCTGAAACAGCATTACCAACCAGTTGACCTCCACGAAAAGCACCGTATTGACCTTGTTCAGCAGCAGACAACTGAGCAAACTGATTTGCTTGATTATTTTGAATGATTGCTTGCTGTTGTTGAAGCTGAGAAGGACTTAGTCCAAACATACCTGTATTATCTGCCATAATATTTCCTTATAGTCCTAATTCTGCGTTCATTCCTGAATAGCCTTCAGAGGACTGGTAGCTATTTGATCCAAAATAAGTAGGATCTCCTGAAGTCTGCCAGCTATCAAGAGGACTCTTAATCTGACTACCAAACCAACTTTGTAAATTTGGATTCTGACTCAGTCCTTGTAGAGCAGCACCGCCTAACGAGTATTGATTTCCTGCTTGTTGTGTCCTAGCAGCGTTAACACCACCTTGTAGTAATGCACTTCCTACGTTAGCACCAGCAGTGGATTGTCTAGCTCCTAATGCAGTAGACAGATCAAACGGCTGTTGACCCATTCCCTCAATAGATCCAATAAGACCTAGTTGAGTTGTAAGTGGACTATATCCAGCAACTGTCAATGGAGAAATCTGACCTAATAAACCAGCACCTTGGTTGTACAAATCAGCACCGTAAGCAGTTCTCTGCATTCCATACTGATCTGCTTGAGCAGCTAATGTCATATCTTGCTGTGCTCTAGCGTTATACATAGCTTGTGCTAGAGGATTAGCAGGAGCATTACCTGTACCAGTTTGCACACCTAAACCACCAGTACCACGACCAAAGTTAAGAGAACCTAATCGAGCATCATCAGCAGCACGACTAGAGCTTAATAAACCTTGCTGTGAGTTATAGTAGTCTTGAGCAGCTTGCTGCGGAGAAGTAGCAATGTAGTCACTACCTAAACTGAATAAACCTGAAGCAGCACCATATAAAGGCTCTGCAGCTTGTTGTAGTCTTTGCGATCCTGCTGCATCTAACTGCCCAAACAAAGTATCTTGTGGTGCTTGTAGACGAGGATCTAAAGTATATCCTGCAGAAGCTATAGTTCCATCAGGATTAAAAGTAAAATTAGACTCACCTAAGTTAGTTTTAACACCAACAGGAGTAAACCGAGCAGCTTGTGCTGCCTGATCTGCTGCGTAACGCTGTGCGTCTGCTGATGTACTAGCTGCAGATTTAGCAGCTTGTCCCGATAAATATGATCCTGCGACTGCTGCCGTCGCTGCTGCTGCTGCTCCCCAAGGCATATTAAACTCCCTCTTTCATGATAAGTACTTCATCTATTTTGTCTGGATTAGTTTCTTTTGTTGCGTGAATACAAAACCAATGTGCGTCTTCTAATGCTGTAATTGAATGATTCAAATTCTTTTTAATTGTAAGACAAGAAGGAGCAGTAAACTCTTGTGTTCCTTCATCTGTCTTAACAATAACTTTTCCACTTGCTAAAATGCTTAAATGATCGTAATCGTGTGCATGACTTAGAGCAAAATAACCTTTAGGAAGCATCATTTGTTTAGCATAGACACCGCTAGAGAAATGATGTTTTATTCCTAAATCTACTTCAAAAGTTCCTAAAAGCTGTTTAAATTGATCAGATACGGTGTCCATTTTTTCCTTTATATTTCTCTGTTCTTATACAAACAATCATTGCTATCCTGTCAATGTCTGTGTTGTTAGTTACCCAATGTGGATTAGAGTTGTCAAACCACCAAGCTTCACCTTCTTTAGCATGAATATCACCATCATCAAATCCAAATATAGCATCTTCTTTAATTAAAATAGGTACAAAAAACTTATCATAATACTGTGCATGCCATCCTGCGTCTGTATGTCTAATAATATGTCCACCAGGAGGAAGCTTAGTAATTAAAATACCTCCTAAACGCTCTCCATCTACTTTGTTCATTAAATCAAATACAATCTTCTTTACTGCTGGTATCTTTTCTATTACTGGATACCATATTGAATCGTGCTCTGCTTCAAATCCTTTTAAATCACCTTTTTCTTCAAAAGGTTTAATATCATTATACCTTGCCCAAATATCACTCATCTCAGCATGAGGAGAGTTTGGAAATGTTCTACGATAATTATACTTATCAAATTCATCATAGTTATATAACAACTCTTTTTGCAACTGAGTCACATCTAAATCAGAACAAACCAACTCATGTGATTTAATCATTTTGTATAGTCTTCACGAATGACGACAGGTACTTTAAAGCTCATTAATACAGTTCAGCCCAGTTAGCTATTGGTCCTGTTGGTCCAAATGCAGTTGCTTTATATGTTGAGCCAGGAGGAACGATAGCGGATGCTGATGGTCTATCTGCTGTACCGTTAAATTGATGTTGCTGATATTCAATTAAAACATTGTCTACATACATAGCTAAAGCAATAGAACTGTTAACAGGTCCTAACGACACAGAAAAGACAATAGGATAGGAATAACTGTTTGTGTATGTAGAATCTAAAGAACGAGAACCTGTTACATTGTGCCAAGTCTCACCACCTAAACCTAATCCTCTTACAACAGCAGGTGCGGTAGAAGCCCAAGTAGTTCCATTAGAAGTTAAAACATTACCAGATGTACTAGGAGCAACTGCAGTCATTGCTGAAGTGCCATTACCAATAACAACACCAGTTAATGTAGAAGCTCCTGTACCACCATCAGCAACAGCTAAGTCGGTGATGCCTGTGATAGAACCACCTGTGATAGCAACATCATCAGCATCTTGTGCAGCCATTGTTCCAATAGTGCCTAAATCATCAATAGCGTTTTTAACAAAAGCAGTAGAAGCTAGTTGTGTTGTGTTAGTACCCAGACCCGCTGTTGGTCCTACAGGAGTGCCTGTAAATGATGGACTATTAATGTCTGCTTTAGACGATACTGCAGAAGCGATAGCTGTAAACTCAGTATCAATCTCTGCGCCTTTAATAATCTTACCTGAGTTACCGCTAGGAAGACTATCCTTAGCAGTAAAATTAGTTGCCTTAACGTAATTTGCCATCTCTTATCCTTAAACTATTGTTTTACCTGCTTTAACCGCAACGTCAATCTTTTGAATAGACATAGGATTACCATTGATATCTGCTTCTAAGCCAAGCTGCATTACAGTTCCTTGACCTCCAGCATTAACACTAAATCTATCCAACACAATACCTGAACTATATTCAGAGATATTATATTCACCAATACCATATTCATATACTACAGCAGTATCTAGTGTATAGGTAGTAGCTTGATATCCTTCGCTGTAATCAAAGCCCCACTTAACAGCTACTGATTGATTAGTTCCTCCAATAAGAACCCAGCCAATCTTTTTTAATATCTTTAGTTTTGTAGATGCATCAAAGTCAAAGTAGTTAGTGTAGTACTGTAATCGATATAAATTACCATTGTCAGAGAATCCAAAATACTTACCTATGTATCCTACTTGCCCAATTAATAGTTCTTTTGATTGAGTAATACAAAAAGACTTAGGCTCTAAACTATCCCAAATAGTTATTCTTGCAGATCCGTCTTGTAATCTACCACGAGTATCAAAGCAATATACGAACTTAGTTGTAGGAAGACTAAGCAAATATAAAGCATCACGATCATAGTAGATACTTTTAATCTTACTGAAGTCTGTCTCAGAAAAGACGTTATTCATTAAGTCGTCACGAACATTCTTAGATAAGTCATTCATAGGCAAAGACTTCTCTTGAATGATACGAGCTAAGCTACGAACACCGCCATCAGACAAGAATAGAATATCAGTACCTATGTTTTGTACAGAGTCTCTAGCTAAGCAACCTACGTTATATATTACATCCTGTAATACTAAAGCACCTGTGTCAATTGGGTTAGCATAGATAGCAATGTTGTTACGACCAAAGATAATTAAGAAACCATTATGTGCTGCGAGAGCAACAATGTTATCTCCATTAGGGAAGACTTCTTGTACATTCAAGTAACCAGCAGAACCAGTAATAAAGTTAGTACCACGAAGTAAATCACTAAAGTAAACAGTCTGAGTGTCACCAGCGATGTTACCAACCCAGATACGACCAAAGGCTGCTAAAGCACAGTTCGGTGTAAAAGAAGCTGCATTGTGATTAGCTGGCAATGTAGCAAAGTCAGCAACTCTTTGAAAGCCAAAAGTAGCACTGTCATGGTCTTCAATAGAACCACCGCTAACAGGTAACTCATGCCATACTAATAAAGGATGTCCTGACTGAGCTAAATAAGCGTGTGGCTGAAAGTCATTAACATCGCCATAAGGCATAGCAACCATCTGCCAATTATTGCCTGAGATAGTATATGTAGCGTTGCCAGAGTTATCAGCATTACGAACTAGCTTCTCTGTTAAAGCTGTACGACCCACAAATAGTTTGTTGTTACCAGCAGAGATAAGAGTATTAGCTCCTCCATCTACTACTTCAAGCATTGATTCAACAGCATTAGCACCTAAGTCAGTGCTTGTTTCATTCTGAGCAACCCATCCACGTCTAGCACCAATACGACCATATTTATCGATAACACAGTTCTGTGCTTTTAGTGCAAAACCAGAAGACAAAGTAATACTAGATTCTTGGAGGTTTAGTCCGTAGAAACCAGGAGCAGCAATAGAGGAGGTTTGTAGTTGTCCTGCCATTAAATACTCATCCACTCAGATTCTTCAATATACCGTCCAGATTCAAGTGCTATAGCGTCTGCAAGGCTTTGACGATAGAGTGCATAGGTTTCACTAGAAGCTACTCCTCCGTCCTCACCACGCTCTGCCTGAGCCCTTGCAAGAGCCCCTAAAATAACAGGCTCATGAGGTATCAGCAATACATCAGAATCAGCAGATAAAGGAACTTGTGGTCTAATAACGTTAAAACGAATGTTATATACACCATTAGGGATAGGATATAGATCTACTTGGGTATCGCCATTAGCGTCTGTTCCGTTGAAGTTATAATACCTAGGAACACCCTTCTGGGCAGCAGTTAACAGAAACTTCTCATTCATCCACAGAGTAGGAGCATTAGTCATTACAATATTACTAGTGTCATTTAATACATCAATAACACGGAATCGTTGACCTGTGCCTTCTAAGACATAGTTAAAGATATCAGAGCCAGTTACAGCAGATAGTGTTTCAGAGAGGGAATTCCAGTTATAAGCATCCTCTGCTTGTCTCTTAGCATCATTAACATAACGAGCAATGAGCTTTACATAGGCATTATCAGAGACTGAGGTAGCCTCTGGTTCACGTAACCTGATTAATACATCGTTAACTAGTTCTATATAATTCATTGAGTTATCCGTTTAGTGGGAATATTATAACATATTTTACTACAAAAGTCAAGTTTTATTTGCAGTCCCATTTACGTAGGGCTAATGCTTTACGAGTTGGCTTACCCTTCTCATCCTTCATAGGACCTGCTACACCACTCATACGAGCACAAAAGCTCTTACGTCTACCTGCAGCTTTAGGCGACTTAGCAGCCTCTTTAGCAGACACTGGAGGCTTTAGCTTAGAGCCTGTAGTCTTGTTATAGTAGTCTCTCCCTTTTTGATTGAGACCGCCTTCAGGGTTCTGATGTGCTTTCTTAGGCATTATTTCTTCTTAGCCTTTTTCTTAGTTTTTCCTGCAGTTTGTAGAGCAATAGCTACGGCTTGCTTTTGAGGCTTTCCTTCTTTAACCATCTTAGAGATGTTCTTGCTGATAGTTTTATCAGACTTACCTTTAGCTAACGGCATCTTAATAACCTCGCTTTGCGCCCATCTTCTTAGCTGGTTTAGCCTTAACTGGGCTACTTACCTTCTTAGCATATTGTTTAGCTTCTTTTTTACCCTTAGCTGTGTAGGGGAATTTCTTGTCTTTTACCATTGGCATATCATGTTTCCTTTTTAAGCAAAGTTTTGTACAGTAGACCTAGCGTCTAAGTCAAGGGTTACTACAATAGTGGTTGTTGCTCCTGCTTCACTGATAGCTCTAATCTCATCACCTTCATCTAATACAACATAGTTACCATCTCCAAGTAAGAAGAATGTCTTAGATGACAGAGGATAAGCAGAAGCAATAGCTACTTCTACGTCTTCACTCTTATCGTACCACCAGCAAGTAAATGTCTTAGCTGAAGCAGTGTTATTAAAAGCATATAGTAGTTTCCATAACGCTATGTTTCTAGTAGGAACAGTAAAGATTGTAGTCTTCGTTGCTGCTACTAGGTTTCTACCAACTGAATGTGAACGCATTAGTCTTTCTTTCTACCAAGTAAATCTTGGATAGTGTCTGTTTCGTATATCCGAATACCTGTCCAGATAACAGTAAATAATGCAGCTATTGCTGGCAACCATTGAGCTAAAGTACCAAGTACAGTAACTACTGATAATATATCTCCAGTGACTTTAGCACCTTCGCTCAAGTGATGTGTTGCCATGTTCTCTTTCTATTCTTCTGTAATGGTTTCTACTGGTGTAGCTAGAGCTTCTTCTAGCATCTTAATGAAGGCTTGTTTACCTACCGAGAGCTGGTCAAGATTGAACTGGCTAGAGGCAATCTTACGGTCTAAGTCAATACAATGATTGAATAGAACTTGTTGCTCTTGTGTTAAATCTTCAAACTGATACTCTTTATCGTTGATTGTGATTGGGGTCTTTTTATCTTTTCCCATGTCATTCTCCTAGTTATACTACGGTTAAAAACTTATTTGACTGCATCCTCAAAAGGAGTTAAGTCGTAGCCAGCATAGAAATCACCTTTAGCAATCTGAATCTCTAAGTGTTCTTTATTGCGCTTAACTGTATCTGCCCAATCTTCATCAGTCATCTGCTCTGGCTTACCAGCGTTTAAAAGATTGACTGAGTCCATAGCAGCGTTGTAGCTTTGCTCTACTTGCTCAGGTGTTACCATGTCAATTGTGTTTTCCATTTTATTTTCCTAGTTGTTGTTTAAGGGAATCTAC